GTGCATATAGTGTTCCTTACCCAGCGACACCACCGGCACAGGCGCTTCTGGGCTTTCGTCCACACGCTCGGCAATCTTGATGCCCATCGCCTGCACAGCGCGCTTCCCGCCGACGCTGGTCACCATGTAGCGCACCTCAAGACCTTCGTCTTCACCCTTGATGCACTTCATAGACAAGCCGACCTGTTCCTCCCAGCCACGCTTTGCACCGAGGGGCGCTGCCTCTAGTTCGGGCAGCGGCGAGGTAATCGAGGTCATCTTCTCGTGCAGCACTTCACCCTCGCCCCACGCGATGTACCCATGGACGAACGAGAAAGGATTGACGGCCCACAGCGAGTCAGCATCGACCTCGGTCTGGTCAGCGCCGAATACCCAATGGCCGGTCTTGTCCATCTTGAGGATGGCAGTACCGCCAGCGGCAGCGGGGGCAATTTGGCGCAAAGCGGTAGCGATAGCGCCGATAGAACTGTTTTGGACTACTGGAAACATTTGTTTACCCTTGGAGTTTAGAGAGGGCCGACTTGAGTTGCGACCCGAGTTGCAAGACTTGCGGACGTGGATCATCCACATCTGCAAGCGTAGTACCCGAACTGATGGCAACCGTAGACCCCTCGGGCAGCGAAAGTTTCAACTTTTTGAGTTTCTTCTCGACTACCGCAGGGGAAGACATCTTTGTCTCCATCAGTTCGGATTCCGGAAGGTGATCAAGCAGCAGCGCCTTCGCCGTGTCCTCGTTCGACCATGATCGTGTCGCGCGCTTGGCGACCAGTTTGTAACCTGGAACCGTTGCACCGGACTCCAGCATCGTGAACGCCAACGCACGCAGTTCAGCAATCCATGCCTCCAGTTGGTCAGCGGTCTTCAAGTATCCACCAATCTGGTCAGCCGGTAAAGCCGCAATCTGCGCCGTCTTGACCCGCTCGACCTCGCCGGTCATCACAGGGCAGACCGGCTTCGCGGCGCACCACTTGCACCACTTGCCAGCCGACAGCATGGCGTCGTCTTCTTGCGCTTCCTTGACGGCGGACGCCAACTGCACTTCGAACAGATCAAGACGCTCGGGCGTTGTCTCCCAGATTTTGATGCTGGGCGGCTGCACGATGACGATCTTGATCTTGGTGGCGCCTTTGAAGATCCAGTTTGTGCCATGTGTCCTACGCGCGGCGCAAGCGTAGAACAGACCTTGAGCGTTTTCCTCGGCCTCAACTGGAACGCCAGAGCCAAACTTCCAGTCCAGCACGATGGCCGTGTCGTCCAACCGGCCCAGCAGGTCGGCGCTGCCGAACACGCCGGGGAGGAAGTCACCGAAGCCGACGCGCTGCTCGACTTCGTAGTCCATTTCGTTGTTGGGGTCGATGGTGTTGAGCAGACGCATCGCCACCAGCAACTTGTCCTCGACCAATTCCTCGGTCAGCACCTGATCGTTGTACTGTCGTCCGATCATCTCTCGGGCGCTGGCGTACCGCAGGTTAAGCAGGTCAGCGATGCAGTCGTGCAGGAGGGTGCCTTCGTCTGCAAAGGTGCTGGACGGCTTTGGCGGCATCTTCGCCACCAACGCCACCGAACCGGGGCAGTTGATGACGCGCTCGGCGGTCGAGCCGCCGACGATATTAGAGTGCTTCATCAGGCGTCTCCTCCACATAGGTGAACGTGGCGTTCGGAGCGTAGGTGTACGTCTCCAGGGAAACCGTGTTGAAGTCGCCCTGCGGGAAATGCTTCTGTGCCCATGTGAGCAAGATGTCGTTGATTTCTACTGGATTGAGTGTGAGTTTCATGTTGACTCTCGTTTAGTGAAGGGGAGCAGCCATGCTAACATCACCAAATGACTTGTCAATAACTTTTTGAGGCTTTATGCTTGAACGTGACGTTGAACGGTATTTGACCAAGCGCGTCGAGGCTATCGGTGGCCGCGCGTACAAGTTCGTCAGCCCCGGCAGGGCGGGCGTGGCCGACCGGATCGTGTGCCTCCCCTCGGGGGAAACATGGTTCATCGAGGTCAAGACCGAAGGTGGGCGGCTGTCCGCGTTGCAGAACGTCTTTGCTGAAGATATGTGCCGGATGAACCAGAAGTACATGGTCATTTGGAGTAAACAACAAGTTGACTTTTTTCTATCATGAACCTAAGACCATACCAAGAGACAGCGGCTGACTTCCTGTACGGGCGTGACCGCGCGATGATCCTCGCGCCAGTCGGTGCGGGCAAGACCTGCATCACGCTGACGGCCATGCGCGATATGCGGGTCAAGTTCCTCGTCGTCGCCCCGAAGCGTGTGGCCGTGTCGGTCTGGCCGACCGAGACGAAGAAGTGGGCCCCGAACCTGTCGGTGGCGGTGTGCGTCGGCACGCCAGCGCAGCGTCTGAAGGCGCTCATGGACGACGCCGACATCACCGTCACGAACTACGACAACCTGCAATGGCTGGCAAACAATATGCGCCCGTTCGATGGGATCGTGTTTGATGAACTGACACGGCTGAAGAACCCCTCCGGCGCGCGGTTCAAAGCGCTGTTGAAGGTCATTGACCCGATCCAGATCCGTTGGGGCCTGACCGGCTCGTTTACTTCGAACGGCTTGGAAGATGTGTTCGGCCAGTGCAAGATCATCGACCAGTCCCTGCTGGGCCGCAGCAAAGGCGCGTTCCAGCAGCAGTATTTCATCCTCATCAACAAGGAGTACGGCGAGTGGGAGCCGCGCAAGGGCTCGCTGGAGGCGGTCATGGAGCGCATCAAGCCCGCCACGTTCGTGCTGGAGCCTGGCGAGTACGCCGACAAGTTGCCGCCGCTGCACACGGTCAATGTCGAGTGCGAGATGGACATGGGCGACTACAAGGAAATGAAACAAGCGATGGTGCTGCGCTACGGCGACGAGCGCGCCATCGCTGCCAACGCCGCTGTGGTGACGGCCAAGTTGCAGCAACTGGCGTCGGGGTTCGTGTACGCCGAAAACGGCGTGACCATCAGCACCTCGTCGCACAAGTTTGATGCGCTCGACAATCTTTTTCAAGAAAACCAACACGCCAATACAATAGTTGTTTACAATTTCCAAGCGGAACTGGATGAACTCCAGCGCCGCTACCCGAAGGCCAGAACCATTGAAGGTTCGATTGATGACTGGAACGAAGGCAAGGTCGAATTGCTGCTGATTCACCCCAAGTCCGCAGGGCATGGGCTGAATCTTCAGCATGGCGGCAGCAAGATTGTGTTTTTCTCGCTGCCATGGTCGCTGGAACTATATGAGCAGACGATAGGGCGCCTTCACCGCAGTGGGCAGCGCCACGATGTTTGGTGTTACCGCATGATAACCAAAGACACCGTGGACGAGAAGATCGCGCGGGCGTTAGCGGATAAACAGTCGGTTAGCAGCATCGCTATGGAGGCGCTGAAGTGAAGCATAAATTGTTCGCCGCGAAAGCGGAATTGAAGATCCGGCAACGGCAGATGAACGCCGCGATTCGTAGTTATGACAAGGTATTAGGGAGAATTGATGGAATCACTAGAAAACTGGCGGGTGCTGAACCAGCACCTAAACACTTTCGACGAAGCGAAAGTATTGTCTTTGTTGGAGCACGAGAAAGTGAACCGCCGCAGGGCGATGGTCTTGCAGCGCCTGCATCAGAGGTACAACGCGATGCGGGTGTCGCGGGAGCGGATTGAGTTGCTGGCGACAGCGAGGTCGATATGAAGTGGAAGAACGGAACGCCGCCAGAACCAGGTTGGTATCCAACCCGTTTTTCCCGCGACACCACACAGGCTTGGCAAAACGCTTATCGGTGGTGGGACGGCAGGGTTTGGTCTTGGCCTGCTTTTCCTCACGAGAACGAATTTCAAGCAGCACGGTGGGCGGCTAAGAAGGAAGTGAAATCCTACAAATTTGAAATTATTTGGGGGACGACATGAAACATAGTAATTACACGGGCCGTGTTCCTAGAACACTTCAACAGGCTTTTGGCCCATACACCGACAACAAAATTGAGGAGTGTCATTGCTTGACACCGGCAGATTGTCCATCTCCAAACATCTGTTTCGAGGACTGTTTGGTTTTGGTGTGTTTGGTTGCCATGTTTATTGCTATCGGGGTATTTGCATGGCTTTAATCTGGCGGTGCGCCAGCGCCGTGGCGAAGGAAAGTCTGGTGCAGCGCGTGCCGGTGTGCGCCCTGCTCAAACCGTTGGGGTGGGAAATCCCCCGTGGTTACGAGCCACCAGAAGACCCAACGGCCAAAGAGTTAGCAGAATGGGTGCGCGAAGTCGCGCAAAAGACATGAGCGCCAACGACACCCAAGTGGGTGGCGCTCACTACCGGGACAAAAAGATTCAGACATGGGATTACATCGTACAAAACGAGATTCCCTATTTGGAGGGGGCTGTAATCAAATATGTCAGTCGTTGGCGCGACAAGGGCGGGGTTGAGGACTTACACAAAGCGATCCACTACCTTCAGAAACTGATCGAGGTGAACACATGACACTACAGGAAACAGCACAAAAAGCATTAGAGGCGTGGGATAGATCGCGGCAATGGCCGTTTCCTACTCGCCCCGACCGAGAGTTTGACGCCCTTCGCGCTGCCCTCGCGCAGCCTGATCAGGATCCGGTACTTCATAAGTGGGCTGCACTTTTTGAAGCCCCCAACAACGATTGGCAAGCGGGGTATGAGTCCGCACGGCGTTGGGTGCTGGAGGTTGGATTGCAGTCCATTGCCGCCCCACCTCAGCGCAAGCCGCTGACGGAGGAACAAATGCGGGAAGTGCTGAAGGATTTTTTCTTCACCCCGAATCTAGTATTTGGTGATGTTGTCCGCGCTATCGAGAAGGCGCATGGAATTGGGGGTAAGGGATGAGTCTTGACGTTTACTTGAAAGATGATGCTGGCGAAGAACTTTACAGCCGGAACATAACGCATAACCTGACCACAATGGCAGAAGCCGCTGGCATTTATTACTGTTTGTGGAGGCCAGAAGATTGCGACATTACTTATGCGCGGCAACTCATCGAACCATTGGAGCAGGGGGTGGCTCTGTTGGCTACACAGAAAAAACGATTTGAGGCGTTCAACTCACCGAATGGCTGGGGAATGTGGGAACACTTTCTGCCGTTTTGTGCAGATTATTTGCAGGCGTGTCGGGATCATCCAAGCGCATTTGTCAAGGTGAGCAAATGATGATCTGGCGGTGCGCCGCGAAGGTAGCCAAGGACTCAATGATCTACCGCAAGCCGGTAGAAGATTTGCTGTCGGCAATGGGGTATGGCGTCCATGAACGCGCAGAGGCGCGGGATGAGGATATGACCGCTAAAGAACTAGCTGAATGGGTACGGCGCAACGCCGTCTTGAGAAATGACTGAATTAGAACTTGAAAACCAACGATTGCGCGATCTGATAGAACAACTGAAAGCCGATCTGAAAACCGCGCTACAGGCGTACCGCGATGTTTTGTCCCGGCTGTAAGGCATGGTCTAGGGTACTAAGCACCCGAGGAGATTTGCGCTACAGAGAGTGCGCAAATTTACATCGCTTTTATACGAAAGAAACGCCAGTTCAACTTGTGGATTACAGACTAAAAACTGCGCCCGCCGATGGCAAGTCATCATCTCGCCGGGGTCGAGTGGCTCGGCAAACTTAGTGGTGCATCCTGCAAGCAGCAGGATGCCACTAAGCAGCGCCCTTGACTTTTTCAAAGGTACGCAACCCGCCAAGCCCCAGCATACCCAGCAAGACTGGCATCATCTCGCCCATGTCCATTGCGGGAAAATCAACGGGGTGCCCGTACAGGCGTGACACCCAGACCGCCAACGGCCCAAATACAAACTGGATGCCAAACGCCGCGCCGCAAATCCACCCGATAAAGGGACGCCATCCGCTTGTGAACGGGTTGCTGCTGGCGGCTTCCGCTTTGTTGATTTCCATTTGGCCTTGCACCAACGACAGCGCAGCCAGCATCTGAGTTTTTTCCTGTTCAGATTTGTCGGGCCATACTTTGTTAATGACATCCCCAAGCAAAGAAATGCCCGCCGTTACTGGGTCTAGTGCCACAGGTTGTCCTCCATTTGTTGCGCCAAACGCGCCGCACGTTGGGGCACCTGACGCGCCCACTTGGAGTCCAGCATTTCTTTGGCTGCGATACCCCATTGACCGGCTTCAACCGCCGTCAGCATTTTTTGAAAATTTAACAGACCCCGTACCCCAATATTAAAGGCCATGTTAATCAACACGCCTTGGCGAGCGGGCGACAGGTTTTTAAAATACGGCAGCGCCGCATCCAACGCATCACGCCGGTCGATAATGTCGTTGTTGAGCAGGTAAGCGATTTCTGCGGGACTTAGCCCCCCACCAGGCCCTATCAACCTCCCCACACCGATAGTCCAGTTGCCCAGATGATCCTGATAACAGGTTGAAAAATCACCTTCATCTCGCCGCAACTGGTCTACGATGTTCATTTGTCGGCCTTGTGGTCAAGTCGGTCAAATAAGCGGGTCAGCATATCCTTGATCTCGCGAATGTCGTCCTTGAAATCGTCCCTTGTAACATAAACCTTGGGCAATTCCTCGCGCAGTTTGGCAAGATCAGACTTAAGTTCTTTAACTGCTGCCCAAAGTTCTCGGGCAAACCAACCCAGAACACTCGCTGATGCGCCAAAGGCAAGGTTGATAAGGTCTTGCTGATTCATTAAGCGCCTCGGATAAATCTGATAGTGACGTATCCTACCCCACCCGCGCCCCCATTACCAGCAGTCTCGCCGCTGTCGGCGTTGCCGTATGCG